TTGGATATACGACGAATGTAAATCTCTTGATCGAACGAATCTTCGCGTACATAGTCTGTATCTATCCTCCAGTAACCCCAACCCATACGCACAGCAAAATCAAAAGCGTTATCGTAAGCGTCGTCCGCATCTGAATTGACCTCGATGTGTCTGCAAATGCCTGTAATGATCTCGGCGACCTTGGCATCTGACTGGTTATTCATCCCATGCACTTTGATGCGTGGCCGCTGCTGGCGCTGCTGATTGGTAATTTGTCTAACGTATGCATCGACCTTATTGATGGTCAGGCATGGGCGAGACTCAAGGCCGCGGGAGTTTTGCACTTCAACTGGCCATTGGTCGCCAGCTGCAAACTTTAAATCTTCGAGCGCCTCGGAGCGATTGTTGGAATCCGCGTCGCTGACTAATCGTAGGAATTTCTTAGCATCCTCGATGCGTCCGTCGTTTTCTAGATCATCAGCCATTTTTAGCCCATCCAATTGCCAGGTGCAGAGTATGTGTGTTTCACCACACGTTTTTCTTTAGTTTCAGTAACCATTAACCCAATATATCTAAACGCATCAGCGCCGTGGCTATATGAGTCATGCACAGGCGTTTTGCTGAATTGCTTGCTATCTGGGTCAACTTCGTATCGGTAATGTCTTAAACATTGTAATCCATCGTGGCAATTTTCCCTATCAAACCAACAGTTTGTAAAGATTGTTCTCGCCGCGTTAATAGAATCGGCAATTGGCGTTTTGCCGATAATTCTTGTTTTATATCCCGCGTTTCGTACGATTTCCTCAATGGTTCGACCAGCTGCTGCGAGGGTTTTGTTTTGGGCATCGTGAGGCAACCACAGCGTGTCATATATGTATCCATAGGTTTGCATCTGCGCTAAATACCAAGAAATCGTTTGTTGGCTGCTTTCCATGTACCGAATTAGCCGTGTTTCCATGCCAATAAATTGCACAAACCAAATGGCGGTCGAGTCAGCCCAGCCCAAGTCAAAGACTGCGTGTACAGGTTTCATTGGGTCATAATTGACCTTAGTAATGCGGCCCTGCAACTCAGCTAGTTGCATCTCTCGAGCAAATACTGCGCCATCAACCGTCTGGCGGCAAACGCCTTCCCAAACCGTGTTGTATGACTCTTGGTCGCGCTGCTGAAGTGATCGACGCTCTAGGTCTAGGGTTTGCGGAAACCACGGATTGTCAGCCCAACCGATCTTTTGAACGATGCAATCCTCGGGTGGCCGCAGCACAAACCGTTGATACGTTTCATCAGACTCCAGTTCCGGATTAAAAGTTACCCATATTTCGGAGTTTTGCTTACGAATGGTTGGTATCAGTACATCCCACGATCTTTTCGAGACTGTTTGAGCTTCCTCAACCCAACAAATATCGACACCTTCAAACGACTTAATATTCGTAACATTGTTCTTTAAGCCTGCAAATGCAATCTCTGTGCCATTTTTGCCACGGATTGATGTTTGAGTGATTTCATAAAAACTTGCTAATCCAAGATCGAAAATCTGATCTGACAGCAGTTTATGAACGGAATCTTTAATTGATGTTTGAAATTCTCGAGCGCACAGGATTCGTAACTGTTTTTTAGCGCCAAGAATCAATAGCGCCCTGGCGACTCCCCACGACTTAGCGCCCCCACGACCGCCATGCAATACTTTGTAACGTGACTTTTCAAACAAACAAGCCAGTTTGACAGGAAACTGAGCTTTCGCTATTGCCGATTGAACATCACTCATCGCGCTTTAAAGGCGTTACAAACGATACTTCGATGCCTTGCAGCAATGGTGCGCCATCAGCGCCTGTAATCTCTTGCTTAGTCGACTCGCGGTATTTCTTGGGGAATCGTGCGGCCATCGAGCGTGACCAAATCGAGGCGTTCAACTTGGCTGCGTCTTTTTCCTCGATCATGTGCGTTTGAGCAATTGTTTCCCACCAATTTTGCTCAAATTCTCTTGCCATGTCCAAGGCACGTAAAAATTCAGGATGTTCGTCGCGCCAGTTATAAATAGTCTTAGTGCCAACGTCGAGCTCGCAGGCTATTTGTTCAATGCTCTTACCTAGCTTTCCAAGCTGAATCACCTGCTCACAAAAGGCGGGATCGTACTTGCTAGGTCTGCCTACTGGATTAGCCATTATTTCGTATCGGTCTCGGCAGGCGCTGCGTCTGCAATTGGTTCAGCAGGCGTATGCGTTTGTGGGATTGCCTGGCTGTGAATCTTGACCAACAATGCGTGAACAAGTTTGTGAGGCAATTCTTCAAGCGCCTTAATAATCATGTTTACTTCGTCTACTGTGTGCTCTAAGTTAATATTCATTTCTTCTTTCCTTTCTTTTGTGCTTCACGTTTCTCAGCGTAGGCAATTGCTACGGCTTGCTTAACTGGTTTGCCCGCGGCCACCTCGGTCTTGATGTTTTGTTTGAATGCTTTAGGACTGGCTGATTTTTTTAACATTACTTACCCTTTGCTGTTTTTGCAGATTGCTTAAATGCTGCGGCCGTTGGTGCGCCCTTTGTGCCAGGCTTACGCATTTTCTCAACTGGCTTGCCTTCAGCCTTTTCTTTCTTGATGCGTTCCTGTTTTGCATGGATATTTGCGTATAAACCGTCTTTCATCTCAACATTTCCAATTTTTGAGGCTTTGTTTAGCCCGTTCCGCTGGGCCTTTAGCGTTACGCACTACACCTTCCATTCGAGCGCAAAATGATTTTTTACGCCCTGCGTCTTTTTCTGTTTTTGGGTTCGGCGCTGGTGGCTTTAGATTCGATCCATTCTTTGCATTGTATTCAGCACGACCTTTCGCGGTCATTCCCGCACCTTTTTCGGTAGGGTTGTAATTCTTACCTTTGCCGGTGGTCGTATGAGCGATTGGTTTGTCGTGTTTAGGCACAATTTTCCTCAATAAAGCAAACATCTTGCCAACTCATGACAAGATAGCGTTCATTATTTTCGTAATATTCGTGGTAACTCAGGTATTCGTCTTTGCCCATCGTGCCAAAGCGGACGTAATCACCCACCTTGAGTTTATCAGCTGCCAATGGGCCGACAGCGATTACTTCGCCCATGTTGTCTTTTTCAGACATTATGACTTCAATAATTGAGCTTTTTACCCTTACATCGGGTTTAACGACAATTTTGTCTTTTAGCGGCCTAAGCATAAACAGCCTTCTTTGCGGGTCTGCCACGCTTTTTAATGACTTCTTCGTAGGGTTCTACGATTACGGGAATCTTTGAATATTCGCCGCACCACTCGTTCATGTGTTTCATTTGACCAATAGGATACCGTCTACATTGGCCGTGGACGTCACCACGCAACCAAAATAGACAGTCATAGCAACTGGCACTAGAATTGATAGCAGTCATTCATAAGCCTTTTTATGTCTGATTAGCAGTCTGTGATGCGTCAACATCACCGGCTGCGTTTAGCAGTCTTGGTCGTGCTCAACGCGTTTGTGGTCATAGACGACTTTCTCGCCCATATGACCTTTCATTTCGCCCAGGCGACCGTCATGCTTGCCCATATGACCGGCTTCGCGTTCGCCAATGCCATCAGCCTTACCCATTCCAACGCCACCAGCGATAGGACGCTTACGCTCGCCGCTTGTATCTGATGCTAGAACGCCTTTAGGCATTTTCTCGCCCGATGCGCCGCTATGGAATTCTTCTTTGTCGACTTTTGACGCGACAATTTTCTTTGTGCCGGTGCGGTCAGATGACATGACACCTTTGGGCATTTTTTCGTAGGCCATTATATTCGTCCTAAATTAAGGTAAATGTATTTTACTAAAATTAAAGCTATGTGCAACCGTTATACCGATTTTAAACCTTTTGCATTCAATTTAACAGAGCGAGTGCATCTTGGACTGTTTCTACTCGAACCACCAAGCCGCCGCGCCATGATTCATTAAACTGTAACTGCTGTGGTGTAAATTTCGCTTTACTATCTCGTTTTACTTCAATAAGATAGGTTTTGTTATTAAATCCAATTAGTAAGTCTGGGCAACCCTTGCCAACACTTGAAAGATCGACGACAGTAGCGCCAAACATCTTCAAAGCGTTCACA